TTATATCATATTGGGTTATATGGATTTAGAAAACTTATAGTTTATGTAATAAAGGATAACGGGGATAATATATCTATTGTTAGCCTTAACAAAGACGGTTCATTCCCTAACACGTTTGGAACTGTAATTTGCATAACATAAACGAATAATACAAACATTCCACCGCGCCGGGCGGTTTCCCGGCATTCCTTTAAACTTTGATATTATGACTGCTTATATAATAGAATCCCCAAACGGAGAAACGCACAAATTAGAAGTATTCCGCACCGCAACCGGATTTAGTGTTTATGTTGATGGCTCAAATATATGTGAGAGTATAACGGAGGACGATTTTTTGCAAGAGCTTGAAAACCCTACTTTCTAACATGGTGGGCGTAATTATTTGGCTAATAGTAGTTTTGTTAATCTGCTTTAGCGCGTTTGGCGGTCTTTGGCTGCTTCCTATTTACTTGCTTTTTTGCCTTGCTTTAGGCTTTTACTTTGGTGTAAAATATCTAACTATTTAATGTTATGAATGAAAAAGAATTTAATGGCCTCATTTTGGCCGAATTGGTTAAAATAGCAAACGACGTTTTTACAAATGAAATAGAAATAGCTCCCGGCACCTATACCGCCGCGGAGCTTGCAAAACTGAAAGATGCCAACGGTAACGAGATAAATATAAAATATCTTTGCGTTGATGCCAAACTAAATATAACGGATTTTAGGACTGTACAAATAAACAGCTTTAAATGTTCCTTTCCAGTGGATCAGGTTTTTAATCTTGTTTGGCAATTTGAAAAGCTGATAGGCACCAAACAAGCCAATAAAACAAGGTTTACCAAAATAGAAGAGCGCGAAAATATTGTTTGCTCCTTTGATATGTGGATTACAAAGGAACATCTAAATATCACTAAATTAGTAACAAAAGATCCTCTAAGACCGGTATTTAATTATATTTATCTTGATCCTTACAAATCGGCTTTAGTTGCTTCTGACGGGCGTACATTAAAAGAATACCCCGTAATTATTGAAACATCCGGGCTTTTGCCTGACGGCCTAAAATTATTTATCAATCCCAAACATTTAAAAGAAATGGTTGGCCGGTGTTCTGTTTGTGTTTGTAATCAGGAAGGCGGCAATATTACAGAAATAACCAACGATAAGAAACAAACCTTTGTTTGTGATTTTGCCGGATATTTCCCTAATTACCGGCTTGTGTACCCCAATCTTTCAAAAGACGGATTTATAAAGATTCAGAAAAGCGAATTAAAAGCGGTCGCCGGTTTTGTAAAAGAAATAGCCAAACGAAACAAAAAAAGCGGTTTTTCACTTCGTACTATTGCCGGAGATAATAAAGTTTATTTATCTTATAATGATGCAGACAGTAACGGACACAAAGAACTTTGTGCAACATTGGAAAAAGCCGCTTTAATTGATATAAAGCTAGGTTTCTTTGCATCAAACGTTATCCCCTTGCTTTCCGGCTGGACTGGTGGCGTGTGGCTGGTTGCACCTGATCGGGCGGCGGTCTTTGATGATAAGACGGCGCGTATAGGTGTGGTTATGCCTGCATTTATAAATGATTCTATT